GTTTGCGACCTCTTTTTTTGAGTGATTCTACTGCTGTTGAAATGGATGAAGAATTTGCAAAAGTTACACTATGGTGGGATCTCGTGAAGAACGGGAACCTTGAACGTGTGGCTGGTGTCTCTGAATCTGAATTCGACTCCAGACTTGAAAAGATCACTACGAAAGTACGCAATCTAATGGATACGCGGAAAGGATTTGAGAAAAAGCTCTTGAGTGATAAATTCACAAAATTGCTTGGAATCAAGAACGATTATGTCACTATGAAAATTAGTAGTGGCGTGAGGAAAGCGCCATTTGTAATTGAATTATTTGGAGAGAGTAGCCAAGGTAAAACAACCTTTGGTGACCAAATTGTTGATGCTCTTTTGAAGAGTGCCGGACTACCTTTAGATAAGGAATTCCGTGCTTCCTATAATGCAGCAGACAAGTTCATGTCGAACTGGACAACAAATAAAGAAGTTTTGTTTGTGGATGATATGGCAAATGATAAAGCTGATTTTGCTGAGCGTCCACCAACGAGGGTGATTATTGATGTTTGTAACAATCAACCTTTCTATGCAAATATGGCTGATTTAGCCAGTAAAGGCAAGGTATTTGTTGAACCCTCGATTGTTGTTGTTAGTACCAACATTTTGGATTTGGATGCATACACTTACTCCAATTGTCCATATTCTATCCAACGCCGAATGAATTATGTGATAACTGTTAAGGCCAAAGATGAATTTCAGAGGTTTGAAAAAGGAGTGTCTCAGGGAATTGACCCCGCCAAGATCCGATCTAGATACAGTAATGGTGAAAATCCATTGTTTGATGATATTTGGCTCTTAACTGTATCTCGTGCCGTGAAACCCAATGATTTACGTGCCACAGCACATTATGAGAACGTTTTTGATGGGAAAACTGAACTGGTTGATGTACCATTTCGAACTGTATTACAGTTCTTGATCAAAGCTTTCACTGAACACCGTAGGGATCAGGATTCTATTTTATCCCGTATGAAAGCGAGAGATGGTCGTTTGGAGTTGTGTGGTTGCGATGGGTGCAATCAAATCAAGGGATTTTGTGATTTACATTCCTTTGAGAATCAAGCGGGCCATAGCATTGATACTACCATGTATGAAATTATGCATAATATGTGTGATGGATACAGTAGATACTTACAATGGTTGCCTTTTGTCCCAATTCCAAGATTACAAGTGTTGCTTCAATATATGGTTTTTGGACGACCATTATTTAGAAGCTACATTTTGCTTATTAAATTGTTGTGGTTTTCATATTTCTTGAATTGTTGTTTTATATTTATGTATTCAGCTACTTCATTTTATACATGTTTTATATTATTTGTTATATATTTATTGTTACAACGGGCTATTATGTATGATGTTGAAATTATTTGTAGACGTAAGCTTGTGAACCGCCCGATTTTCTCTTGTGCCAAAGAGTACTGGAGGAAATACTCGCGTAAATTGATATCCGCATCACTGGTGCTTTCTGCAGCTGTAGCCGCTGTAAAATTGTATAGGGCTTGTGTTGGTATGCAGGCGCATGGATCGCTTGAGCCCAAAACACAAGAGGAGGTTAATACTCGTGATGCTGAGGAAAATCCCTGGATAGGGGTTGCAAAACGTGAATTGCCTCTTACACCAACATCGAAGTGCATCTCCAATCGCGAATTGTCAAATGTGGTCCAGAAGAATTTGGTCTATGGTACAGTGGAGACAAATGGGAAGACTCTTATGGCAAATGCACTTTTCTTGCGATCAAATGTGGTTTTATTACCTTCGCATTATTTTGAGTCAAATGATATTTGTTGTCAATTTCGGAAAGCTCAACCAGACATGTGTGGAGGTAGATTCCGCTGTAAATTGTCTAAGAGTGCTTCTGTTCGAGTGCCAAATACAGATTTTATGATCTGTTATGCAGCCTCGGGTGGCTCATTTAAAGACTTATCACAGTGGTTACCTGTTGACCAATTGCCAATGCAAGAATTTTCGATGCTATGGCGTGATAAGACGGGAGATTTGACTACTTTCCGTGGTTTGTCTAATCCCAAGATGACAGCCAATGGTGTTTGCTCATTCCTTGGAGGTGAGTATCATAATTTGAGTACTAATACTTTCAAAGGCTTGTGTGGTGCAACTCTCATATCTCATGGGAGTGGTTCATGCATAATGGGCTTCCACTTAGGTGGTCGTGCTGGCACTAAGCGTGGTTGTTATGGTCTCTTGACTTTGGGAGAATACAATCAAGCTTTGGTGCGCCTTCGTGACCTAGAAGGTGTATTATTATCTGGTACAGCTGAGTTGTTTGAAAAACAAGTACTTGGTATTTCGGTGGTTAATGACAAGCCACTACACAAAAAGAGCCCTTTGAATTACATGCCTGAGAATTCTCAAGTAGAGTATTTTGGCTCTTGTCCAGGTGAAGTGACATCGAGGTCAGATGTTACTGTCACACCCATATCACCTCACATTATGGATGTGATGGATAGTCCCAATATTTATTGCGGACCAAAAATGAAACCAGAGTGGTTTGGGTGGCAGAAGTGTCTTGAAAATTTATCCGTCCCTGCTGAAATGTATGATTATGACACATTACAGATAGCGGTTAAAGATTACAAATCTGCTTTGACACCAATTTTCAGATCACGGATGTGGCGTACTGCTAGACCACTAAATGATCATGAGAACCTCTGCGGTATACCTGGAAAGAAATTTATGGATGCAATCAAACTCAATACCGCGTTGGGTTTTCCATTGACAGGGAAGAAGCGTAGTTACGTGACTGAACTGGAACCAACTGAAGAGAAGCCAAATAATCGAGTTTTCGATCAGGTTATCTTGGATGAGATTGAAAGATGTGAGAATTGTTATCGAAAGGGACATCGTGCTTATGCTATTGCAAAAGCTTGTAAGAAGGATGAGCTTCTTTCGAAGGAGAAGTGTAGAATCTTCTATGGCAATCCAATTGCCTTAACATATCTCATTAGGAAGTACTATCTACCACTGTTACGAGTACTCCAAATGAATCCTCTCATTTCCGAATGTGCTGTTGGAATAAATAGTCATGGTCCAGAGTGGGAGGAATTTCATCAACACGTTTTCACATTTGGCCAAGATCGACTCTTAGGGGGAGATTACGGCAAATATGATCAAAAATTACCTTCGCAGTTAATTTTAGCAGCACTTCGAACTATGAATGATTTCGCACGAGAGTGCGATTATACGGAAGCTGATATTCGTGTGATGGAAGCAATGGCAGGCGATATCGCGTTCGCAATTATCGCCTACAATGGTGATCTAATTGGATTGACTGAAGGAGCACATATCTCTGGTAATTCATTGACAGTGATTATCAATGGTATTTGTGGTAGCTTGAATTTGCGTGCATGCTTTTACACACTATTCAAACCACCGAGTTTTTCTGAGAGGAAACCATTCCGAGATTTTGTCAAGTTAATGACTTATGGAGATGACAATATTGGATCGGTATCACCAAAAATTGAAGGTTTCACAATCAAAACTATTTCAAACTTCTTGGCAAAGCATGGTCAAACGTATACTATGCCAGATAAAGAGAGTGAACTCCTTGATTTTCTCCCTAGAGAAGAATTTGAATTCCTTAAGAGGAAATCAGTTTACTGTAAGGAGAAAGGAGTCCATGTGGGAGCTTTGATTGACAA